TTCTTTTTTAACTTTTACTAAATTTTTTATTTTTATACATCTTCCAGTTTTAACATTTAAAACTTTGCCTTCTGGGCATGATTTATTTTTAAAATCACTTATATTTTTATCAATTGAATTATAATCTTTATCTTGTTTTATATATATCAATATTCTTTTTGGTTTTTGAAAATTAAAACATAAATTATTATCAATTTTAACATTATATGTATCTGGTATGCATTTATTAACATTTAAACAAAAATCTGGATTTTTATTTAAATCCCAATTAAATTTCATTAATTCGCATGGTATTTCTTCTGTTATTTTTTCATCTTTATTTATAAAACTTGGATCAATAGTCGCGCGAGTCCAACCGTTGTAGACATATTTATCATTTTTACATTTAATTCCTGCTATAGCATGTCCTAATTTAATATTTTTTTTATTCCAATTTGATAATATAACTGAATCTAATGTATATTTATATCCATTAAAAATTATTTCTTCTTTAAATGATAATAATTCTTTATTATCAAAATGATAATATGGCGGTGGTATATTCCATGATTTAATATTTGTTTCATTGTCTCCGTAATGATTTAATATTATAACTGACGGAATTGTATTTATTTTTTTTTTAATTCTATCAGAATTTATAATTTTTTGATAAAAATAAAGTTTACCAGCTTTCATTATTGCTTTGCCATTATTATATTCTGAATATTTTAAATTATTTTTAAATGTATCAAACATTAAAACGGATGCACCAAATAATTTATAAATTTTTTTTATATACATTTCAGATAAATAACCGTGTTCATATATATTTAATGAAAATTTTTTTTTATTATATTCATATAAATTTTTTAAAATATATTCAGGAGTTATCTGTTTAAAATAAATAGTATCATTAGAATTTTTTATATATTTTTTATATAATAATTCTTTAAAAATATTTAAAATTTTATTTGATTTATCCCATGATTTTGATAATTTTAATAATAATTTTCTACTATTTTGACTATATAAAACACTCATTAAAATAGCATTAAACCAACAGGTTGATCCAAATTGCGGAATAGTTATAACTTTATTACAAAAATTATTTTCCATAAAGTTCTATTTTTAATAATTTTTTTTATCTTATTAAATAGTATAAAAGATAAGGTAAAAATGTCAAATGGATATTCTTTTGATTTATGGGAAGCATTAGTTCGTATATTAAAATATGCATTTGAAGGTATTATAGTTGCATTAGTTGCTATTATTTTACCTAAAAGCAAATTACAATGGAGTGAAATATGGATGTTAGGTTTAACTGCAGCATGCGTATTCTCTATATTAGATTTACTTGCTCCTTCTATATCTGCAGGAGCACGACAAGGTGTAGGACTTGGTGCAGGATTTAATCTTATAGGTTTCCCTGCTGTTTAAAGTGATGGAATAATTTCGTAATTTAAATCCTCGCATATTTTTTTCCATATTTGATCTTGAACATATAATTTTTCTCTACTTTTCAATAATGGAAAGAATTTTAGATATTCATTTAAACCGAGAATTTGAAAAAATTTATATAATACATAACTATATGATAAAAAATTTTTTCTATCCTTAGGACAATATTTTAAAAATGGTGCTTGTATATCTCTAAACATATTACATAATTTATCTTCTAATTCGTTAGAAAAATGAGGCGTAGGAATTCCGTTTATTCTATTTATTATATAGTTTATATGTTCGTAATATTTATTTATTCTTAATCTTTTTAATATTTCTCTCATTTTATTATAAGATATTGATTTAATATCAATTATTTTTTCTTTTTTTATTTCATTTAAAATTTTTTCAAAAATTTCATCAGGTATGTCCGTACTTTCTTTACCTTGGACTTGATTACACCATTCTCTAAAATGATTTATTCTTTTATAACTAAAATGAGAAGTATCTTTTGTATTTTGTTTTAAAATAGGTCTATTTTGTTCAACTAAAAGTAATTCTTGGTAACCACATAAATCACATATAATTATAGCATCATGTTGTAAACATGTTAGTGGGTTATTGCAATTTTTACATATTTCAAAATTTTCTTGATTTACTTTTTTAACATATTGTTTATTAATTATAGATAAATATTCATCTACCAAAGAACTTTTATCTATATTTATTTTATCTTCATTTTTAATATTTGAAGAATTATTATTATTATTAAATGAATCTAATATAGATTTTTCTTGGAATTTTATTTTTTTAACATTATTAATTGATGATTGTTTTTCTAACATATCATAATAATTAAATAAAATATCACTTGTTTTTTCGTAATATTCTATTTCGTCAAAAATATTTATATCTTTTATTTTTTTCTTTAAATTAATAATTTCCTCTTTTATTTCTATATTGCTATTCCATAATAAATTATATATTTTATCTTCTTTGTTTGTTATAAGTAAATTAGACATTAAATTTTTTTGAATATTATTTAAATTATTTATATCAGTTAAAATTATATCTTTATCTTTTAATTTTACTCTATAATCTTTAATAATATTGTTATGTATAGCATCTAATGTAGATAAATCCTTATCATTATTGACAATACGTTTTTTTGAAGTTTTCTCTTTAAACATAATATTATTATATAACTTTTAAAGTAAATATGCTTATATAAATAATATATTTTTTTCTCCTATTATAGTATAAAGAATATAGCATAAATGGGCGGTGGTCTTCTTCAACTTGTTGCTTATGGTGCTCAGGATGTTTATTTAACTGGTAATCCACAAATTACATTTTTTAAAGTTGTATATCGCAGACATACAAATTTTTCTATGGAAGCTATAGAACAAACTTTTAGCGGTCAACCATCATTTGGAAGTTCAGTTTATTGTCAAATATCGCGAAATGGTGATTTAATTAATAGAACATATGTAGAAGTTGTATTACCTTATTTATCAAGTTATGCTTACGGAACCGCAACTGATTGTTCCAGATATGTTAATTATGTTGGATTACGATTATTAAAATCTGTTACAATAGAAATTGGTGGACAACAAATAGATAAACATTATTCCGATTGGTTATATATATGGAATGAATTAACATTACCACCGGGGAAAAAAGATGGTTGGAATTATATGGTTGGCGCTGATAGTGATATTACTTCATCAATTGAAACAGCATATGGTATAACAGATACAGTAAATCCAGAAACAAGAGTTGGAAAAAAATTATGTATACCATTAGAATTTTGGTTTTGTAGAAATGTTGGATTAGCACTACCTTTAATTGCTTTACAATATCACGAAGTTAAAATTAAAATTGAATTTGAATCTCTTAATAATTGTGTTTATAAATTATCAAATAATGCATTTGATAGTACTACTACAACTGCAGCAATATCTAGTCAATCTGATATTACAGCATTATCAAAATTAAATGTTAAATTATGGGTGGACTATATCTTCTTAGATACTGACGAACGAAGACGATTTGCGCAATTATCACATGAATATTTAATAGAACAATTACAATTTACAGGAACTGAAACATTAAATATCGGTGCTAATCGTATAAAACTTAATTTTAATCATCCAGTAAAAGAGTTATTATGGGTTGCTAAACTTAACTCATCAACAGCAATAAATCAATGGTATAATTATAGTTTATCTTATACATCTCCATCAATATATGCAAATCCATCTACAGCTACAGTTTTTGGAACACCTGCTGTTCCAACAGGATCAGGAACAATATATGCACCAAATCCTTATTCAACTCCATCAGATTCTCCTTATCAAAGCGTTTTTGATACAAAAGAATCATCAGGAATGCTTGATTTTGATTATAATGTAGTATCAGGTATATTACCTAATCGCGATAATGCAGTAAATCCATTTAGTTCTTGTTTATTACAATTAAATGGAAATGATAGATTTGCTGAAAGAATTGGAAATTATTTTTCATATATTCAACCATTTCAACATCATACTAATGTGCCTTCTAATAAAGGTATTAATGTTTATTCTTTCTCATTAAAACCTGAGGACCACCAACCGAGCGGTTCGCTAAACATGAGTAGAATTGATACGGCAGTATTATCATTAAATACACCAAATATTTCAGCGTCTGGAAATGTATTAATTTATGCAGTTAATTATAATGTTTTAAGAATACTTTCTGGAATGGGTGGATTAGCTTATAGTAATTAAATATATTACATTACATTTTTTTTCTCCTATTATAGTATAAAGAATATAGCATAAATGGGCGGTGGTCTTCTTCAACTTGTTGCTTATGGTGCTCAGGATGTTTATTTAACTGGTAATCCACAAATTACATTTTTTAAAGTTGTATATCGCAGACATACAAATTTTGCAATTGAAGCAATTGAACAAACATTTAATGGAAATCCAGCTTATGGTTCAAGAGTAACTTGTCAAATTTCACGAAATGGTGATTTAATTCATAGAACTTATTTAGTTGTAACATTACCTGTAGATGGTTCAACTAATTATTGTAATTATTTTGGTTTAAGATTATTAAATTATGTAGAAATTGAAATTGGTGGTCAAAAAATAGATCGTCATTATTCTCATTGGATGTATATATGGAATGAATTATCATTACCTGTCAAAAAAACAGCATATTATGATATGGTTTTAGGAAAAGGAGGACAAGTAACTGCTGCAAATAATGTTTTACATATTCCTCTTGAATTTTGGTTTTGTAGAAATGTTGGATTAGCATTACCATTAATTGCTTTACAATATCACGAAGTTAAAATTAATATTAATTTTGAATCACCATCACTTTTAGGTAATGCATCTACTGCTTTAACAACAAATTTTACAGCATCATTATGGGTGGATTATATTTATCTCGACACTGACGAAAGAAGACGATTTGCACAATTATCCCACGAATATTTAATAGAACAATTACAATTTACAGGTTCTGAATCATTAACAACAAGTGCCAATTATTTATCAGCAAAAGTTAAACTTAACTTTAATCATCCAGTAAAAGAGTTAATATGGGTAACAACAAATTCTACTTCAACATTAGGTTTTGATAATAATAACTGGTTTAATTATACAACACGAGGTTGCAGACCTTACGGAAGTTATATTTCAGGTACTCAAGCTATTGCTACAGGTGCAACATCGCCATTAATTGCAAATGGATTAACATATGAACAAACATCTTATTTACTAAAACACAATCCTATAACATCTACATCAGTATATTCAAAAAATCCAACAGGAACTGTTAAATTAGTATTAAATGGTAATGATAGATTTGCTGAGAGACCTGGTTCTTATTTCAATGTAGTTCAGCCATATCAACATCATGAAAATATACCAAATAATGCTGGTATTAATGTTTATTCCTTTTCATTACGCCCCGAGGACCACCAACCGAGCGGTTCGCTAAATATGAGTCGAATTGATACAGCAGTATTAAATTTAAATACAACAAAAGTTACTCTAACATTACCTGCAAGTTCAACTAATAACACTGTTCCTATTTATAATTATAATAATGCATCATTATTAGTTTATGCAGTTAATTATAATGTTTTACGAATACTTTCTGGAATGGGTGGATTAGCTTATAGTAATTAAATATATTACATTACATTTTTTTTCTCCTATTATAGTATAAAGAATATAGCATAAATGGGCGGTGGTCTTCTTCAACTTGTTGCTTATGGTGCTCAGGATGTTTATTTAACTGGTAATCCACAAATTACATTTTTTAAAGTTGTATATCGCAGACATACAAATTTTGCAATTGAAGCAATTGAACAATCTATTAATGGAACACCAAATTTTGGATCTCGTGTAACAATTCAAATTACTCGCAATGGTGATTTAATTAATCGTGTATATTTTTATACTGGATTAACTAATAATAATGTTGTAAATACATCAGCATTAACTGAAAATAACGGTGTTGCTTTAGTTCCATATTTTGGTCTAAGATTATTAAAAACTATTGAATTAGAAATAGGTGGTCAACGAATTGATAAACATTATTCTGAGTGGTTATATATATGGAACGAATTATCATTACCTATACAGAAAAAAGATGGTTATAGATTAATGGTTGGTGCTGATAAATATAATAGAGCTATATACTTAGCTGCACAAGAAACTTATGAATTAACTATTCCTTTAGAATTTTGGTTTTGTAGAAATGTTGGATTAGCACTACCTTTAATTGCTTTACAATATCACGAAGTTAAAATAAATATTGAATTTGCTACATTATCTGAAATATATGATAAAAATGCAACTAATTATACTGATAAATTTTTAAATAATGCTTTATATGATGGCAATGGTTCTAATGCTGTTTATCAATATGGTTCTTCTGGTGTTGCCGCATCTTTACCTATTTTAACAAACGGTGGTGTTTTATTTAAATCTAATGGAACAACAGGTTCAGTATTACCATTTAATGGAACTAATGCTGAATTAAATGCTGGATTAACACCAGCATTAGTATTATCAAATCCAACATTATGGGTGGACTATATCTTCTTAGATACTGACGAAAGAAGACGATTTGCACAATTATCACACGAGTATCTAATAGAACAATTACAATTTACTGGAACAGATTCAATACTTGCTGCATCAGATGCTAATAGTATGAAAAGCATCCGAATGAATTTTAATCATCCCTGTAAAGAACTAATATGGGTTATTAGAAGTTCTGATAATACTGCCGCTTATTGGAATAATTTCTCAGATTTAGTTTCCACTAATAATTACCTAATAGGTCGAAATCCAGTTTTACGAGCAAAAATACAATTAAATGGAAATGACAGATTTACAGACCGGGAGGGTTGTTACTTCTCCAGAGTACAGCCATATCAACATCATGAGAATATTCCATCAGTATATCACCCAGGTATTAATGTTTATTCTTTTGGACTAAAACCCGAGGACCATCAACCGAGCGGATCGCTAAACATGAGTAGAATTGACACAGCAGTCTTATCATTATCATCATTAGTTAATGGAACAATATATGTATTTACAGTTAATTATAATGTATTACGAATATTATCAGGTATGGGTGGTCTCGCTTATTCTAACTAAATATTCACACTATTTCAATCTTATTTTTATATTAACAATATATTATATTATTAATTTCTTATATAGTTTATATGATACTTTTATTTTTAAAAACAAAAAATATAATTAGATAGAGAAGGAACATATTTAAACCGCGAAGGAACATATAAAATGATATAAATATAATATTAATAATATATCTAAGAATGGAAATAATAAAATTATTTATAGATAATAATGATAAAATTGAAATTAATATAATTGGAACAATAGAAAAACCATTATTTCAAGCAAATCAAATAGGAAAATTATTAGATTTAAAAAATATTAATAATATTATTAAAGATTATAATGAATATGAGAAGGAAATACGAGATTCATCTACCCTTGGTGGAAAACAAAAAGTAAATTTTTTAACAGAAATTGGTTTATATAAAGTATTATTTAGATCTAATAAACCAATAGCATCAGAATTTCAAAGATGGATATGTAATGTTATTAAAGAAATTAGATTAAATGGAAAATATGAATTAGATAAAACATTAAAAGAAACAATTGATAATCATAAATTAGAATTAGAATTACAAAGACACGAATTATTACTTAAAAGTTATGATAAAATACCAGGTGTATATATAGGAAAATTAAAAGAAGTAAAAGATGATAAGATTATAATTAAAATAGGAAATACTATTGATATAAATGAAAGAGCTGGAAGACATAAAATAGATTTTAATAATTTTATTTTATTAGATTTTTTTGAAGCAAATAGACATATTTCATTAGAAACAGCAATTAAAAAAGATAAAATTATATTACAATATAAATATGAAGAAGAAATTAATGGTAAAAAATCAGATGAAACATTTTTAATTCCAAAAGATTTTTACAAAGATTTAATAACAATTATAACAAGAAAACAAAAAGATTATCAAGGAATGTCAGAAGAACATTATTTTAAATTAGCAGAAAAAGATAAAGAAATTGAAAAAATAAAAGAAGAATCAAAATTAGAATTATTAAAATTACAAAAATTACAATTGGAACAAAATGTTCCAATTACTATTATAAAAGAAGTTCCAATAAAAACAGAAATTAAAGAAATTAATCAATCAAGAGGAAGAAAAATACAAAAATATACATTAGATGGTAAATTAGTATGCACTTATAATGGATTATGTATAGTTACAAGAAATGAAGATAGATTATCAGAATCAGGAATAAAAATAGCAATTAACAATAATTATGAATATAAAGAACATAGATGGTTATATTTAGATCGTAATTTACCAGATGATACTTTTCAAGAAATCGGTAAAACAATAGAACATAAAAAAGTTCCATTAGATTTTATAGCAATGTTAGATATTGATAATAAATATATTATTCATGTATTTGAAGATCAATTAACTGCTGCAAAAAGCAGACATTTAACAACAACATCAGGTATTTATCTTTCTATAAAACATAATAAATTATGTAAAGGACATCATTTTAATTATTTTAATAAATGCACAGAAGAACAAAAAAATACTTATTTAGAAAATAATAAATTACCAGAAATTAAAAGACATTTTAATGCTATAAAAGTTAAACAGATAAATCCAATTACTAATGAAATAATACATATACATAATTCATATACAGATATTCAAAAAAAATTTCAAATAGGACCAAAAACAATAAAAAAAATAATCAAAAATGATGAAATATATAAATGTTTTAAATGGTCTTATTAAACCAGTAAAACGCCGACCATTAAATATTCTCTATTATTTCAATTAAATATAAGTGATAAAATATTAGATAAAAATAATTACTATAAATACATTGGATATAAAGATAAAATTTTATAATTTTATTCTAAAATAAAAACCTTTATATGGTTCATTATTATAAATAGCTTTATTTAATGTTAATCTGGACATTTGAAATTCTTTTAATACATCATCTATGCTATTAAATATTTTAATTATTTCTTTAGTTGTTTTATGTAAAATTTCAACTTTTTTTGAATTATTTGTTTTAATTTTATCTGGTAATGGTTTATTGTAAGTTTCTTTTAATTCATTAGAACATTCATCATATTTTAACCAATAATGACCTGATGATATAGTTCCTCTTTTTAATGCTGCTGAAATAGAAGCTCCATTAGTAAATTTTCTTGCAATACTTGCTTCTTTTTGAGATGGAAAAACTTCTACAATATTTTTTTTATCAATATCAATCATTGCAATTAATTCGTTATGTTTTTGAATAATAATATTATTTGTTGGTTCTAAATTATATTTAATATTTGGTTGTAATTTATCTATTAATAACCATCTAAAACCATTATAAATCGTATTAGATTTTACAGCATTTTTTAATCCTGATCTTGATATATTATCATTTATTCTTGTTAAATCAATTAAACTATCAAATGTTTCTATTAATTCAAATGTATTTGGATCATATTTTTGTATATAAGGAGATTTAGAATTATCTCTTTTTCTAACATCATATAATGTATCTCCTTCTTTCCATTCATATTCTAATTTTATTTTTGGTGTAAATTCTTCTAAATTTTCAATTTCTTCATCTTGTGTTTCTGAAAATTCTGTTATTTCAGATTTTGTATCATCATTATATTGTAATTTAAAAATTTCCATTTTAATTTTATTATTTTCTAATTTTACTTTATTATTTTCCAGTTCAATTTGTTTTAATTTTATATATTCATCTTTACTAATTTTTTGATAATTTTTAATATTATTTTTTATAATTTCTAATAAATCATATAAATTATCGGGTGATAATAAAAATAATTCTCTTGTTGTGTGATTTTTAATAATATTTTTTTTATATCTATTACATGATATTTTTTTATGATTAAATAAAAATTTTTCAAATTCAATATTATTTTCTGCTTCAAAAATATATAATAATGTTACAGGTCCATATGCTTTTTCTAATTCATATAATCTTCTTTTGAAATTATTTGACCAACCAATTTTATAAATACTACAATCAGTATTTTCAATATTTTTATGATTATCTAAAATACAAATATATATAATATGTTTTTTATCAAATGATGATAATAAAGTTCTATGTCTTTCTAATTCTACATTTCTATCATTCATTCTTTTATCATCTTCTTTTTGACTATCTAATTCATATTTACCATTTAATCTTAATTCTTTTACAACATTACAAATCCATTTTTGAAAAATTCTTGCTTCTTCTTTACGAGACATTCCTAATAATCTATATAAACCAATTTCAGTAAGAAATGTTGTTTTTTGCTTTCCACCAGCGCTGTAAATACTATCTACTACCATTTTTTCATCTTTGTCAAAATTTTCAATGGTTGATCTAATATTTTTTAATCCTAATAATTTTCCAATTTGATTTGCTTGAAATAATGGATTTTCAACAGTTCCAATTATATTTATTTTAATTTCATTATCATATAAGTTAAATATTTTCAATATATCCATTTTTATATATTATAATATATATAATTCTTAAATATATTTTGTAAATCACGAGTGTTCATTTAGATATTTATAGTTTGTTTAAATTAATTTAAATCATCCATAATTTTAATATATGAAATTAAAATCAATAAAAAAAACTGCACTTATAATAACATATGAAAAGCAAAAAAAAAGCATTATATAATAATCATTAAAATATTATAATTCAAAAACATAACCATCTTTTATTTTTTATAATTTAAAACCATAAATATCTTCTATTTTTTAATTTATTAACATCATCTTTTAATTGATTATTATATTCTATTAATTTTTTATTATTTTCAATCAATTTATCATTACTTTCTTTAATTTCTTTAATTTGTAAATACATAATTTTATTATTTAAATCCATAATTTGATTTGTAGTAAATTGATGATAAACACCGAAACTCATACCACCTAATGCTCCTTGAAAAATAGTTTTAATAGCATCTGTTGTAATAAATGTCATTTTTATTCTATAATATTATTTTATTTTTATATAATATCATTTTTTTTAATTCAAAAACTATATTACCATAACCATCTTTTATTTTTAATATTATTAATTTCAATTTTTAATAAATTATTTTCTTTTTTAATTTCTTTATTTTCTGTTCTAATTTCTTTTAATTCTCTATTAAATTTATCTGTTTTCATTTCTACATATTTATCAGTATTCCATAATAATAAACATCCAGTAGTAAAAGCAGATATAATACCAGTCTTAATACCATTAATTCTATTTTCAATTCTTTCAATACTTCTATCAGATACATTAACCAACATTTTTCTAATTATATTCATTATATAAATAATATTTAAATAATAATCATTTTTTATTTTTGAAATTATTCAATAAGACCATAAAAATCCATTATATTGTTCTTTTAATTCTATCGCTTTTTTAATTGTTTTATATGATACTTTTTCTTCTTTTGTTAAATCAGTTATAGATAAATAAGTTTTAACAATTTCTTTTGTATCTGGATTTAATTTTATTATTTTTTTTCCTTTTAATTTTTCTGTTTTTTCAGGTAATGTATTATTTTCTAAATATTTATTTTTAATCTTTTCTGGAACTTCATTCCAATATACTAATTTTTTATTATCTATTATTTTTTTAGTTTTAATTACGATATTAATCATAGAATAACATTTATTTAATTTTTCTGATACTGCTTTTTGATTAATTAAAACATCTTCTATTTCATTATTTAAATTAATTATAGCAATCATATCTGATACTCTATTTTGAATTTGTGTAGTTTCTCCAATATCTTCTATTTCTTTATCTAAATCTTCTTTTTTATATACAAAAACCCATCTATAATTTAAATAAATTGTATTATGATGTGCAGCATGTTTTATTTGTGAAAAACTCGCATTTTTTAATTCTCTTGTTGCTTCTGTAATACCATTAAAAGTTCTTACTAATTTTCTTGTTTCTGGATCATAACATTGAATAAATGGCACTGTATTTTGTTTTTCTTCATATTGATTTAAAATATTTAAATTAAAATTTTCATCATCTTCATTTGATAATATATCAACAATATTTTTATTAATTTGTAAAGTATTTAATTTATCAACTAATCTTTCTATTTTTTCTGAATTTTCTAAATTCTCCAATAATTTCATTTGTAATTCTATTTCTTTTTCTTTAACTTGTAATTTATACATTTCATATTTAATTTTTAATTCTTCTAAATTATTTGTATCATAATTCATTATATTTGTATCTATTATATTTTTTATTTTATTATATTCTTCTTCATTTTTTATCAAATATGTTTCAGTTGATTTAATTTTGTTATTTATTAATTCACTATATTTATATTTTACTATTTCGTTATGATTATGTAAAAAATATTCAAATTTTTTATTATTTTCACATTCATATATATCTTTAATAATAATATTTTTACATCCAAAATGATTTTCTAATGCAACTATTCTATTTTTAATATCATCTGTATAACCAATTTTTATAATATAATTATTACTAAATTCTTGTAAAATCATTATATATATTACATTTTTTTTATCATATGAATTTTTAAATATATTATTTTGTTTTATTATAGATTTATTAGCATAATTTAGTAATCTTTTATTTTGTTCTATCAATTTATCGTTAGTATAATCAAAAAAAATATTTTCTAATTTTATATAATAATCAATAACTTTATCAGCATCTTTTGTTGATGCTTTTAAACAAAATTTCTTAAAAGTTATTACATTTAACATAATAGTTTGTTTATTTTGACCACCATTTTGTTTCTTACAATTATCGTCATGCTCCTGAATATTCAGGAGCGGTTTTTCTGATTGTAATAAATAAATTTTATAATCTATATTTTCTTTAAAATATTTTTTTAATAAATATGTCCCATTATATTTATTATCAAATCCTAATAATTTCCATACTATATCAAAATCTATAGGAAATTTTGTATTATCATTTCCATATTTTAAATATAAACTAAAATTAATACAAAATTGTTTTTCATCATCTTCATTTAATTTTTTTGTTAAATAATTTATAAATTCATTATCATTTTCTTGTATATTTATTATTTCCATTTTTATTTATATAATATTAAATTATTCTTATATAAAATAGGGATGACTAAAATTATATTTAATTTAAATAAGATATTCCTTTAATATAACTAATTTGTTTTATATAAAAATCACGGATGGTTAAAATTATATTATTTATTATCAGAATATAAAAAATAAATATATATTTGTTGGAAATTTATATAATTTTTAAGAAATTGAAATTTATAAATTAAATCAAATAATATTTTTTTCTTGCAAAATTATTTTTACTTCCGCTATAATTTGATAAATAAAAAAATAAAAATCAGCATTTTAAACAATGTTTTAATATATTTTTTGATTCTAATTCAGAATTTAATTTTTCAATATTTTCATTCGCGATTTTTAATTTTTCTTTCAAATTATTTATAATAATTAAATAATCTTTAATTCTTATATTTTTTTCTTCAATTAAATCATTTATATATTTATTTTTGATATTAGATTCGTCAATTAAATATTTTAACAAAGGTTAATATTAATTTCATCAAAATCATTTTTACGAATAAAATCACATTCTTGCAAATTAATAGTTTTACTTCCATCAAATTTATATAATTCTTCTTCAATAGTTTTACTTTCATCAATCTTTGATAATTCTTCTTCTTTAATAGTTTTACTTTCATCAATTTTAGATGATTCTTCTTCTAATATTTTATTATAAATTTCTTGTAATTCTTTTTTTTTCTTAGAATTAACAGAAGTTATTAATGGTCTTTTTTCTTTAATAAATTTAATTAATTCTGGTCTATTCATTGTTTAAATAATATTTATTTTAGTTTTAATAAATAATCATTTTTTATAGAATGAAAGTAAATATATAATAAATTAAATATCATTATCCATATAAATATTTAATTTAAATCAGGCATTTGTTTAATATACATAAATTGCTTTATATAAAATCACGGATAGTTAAAATTATATTTTTAATTAATAAAAAAATGATTTTTTTATAATCTTTATAATTTATTTAATGGATATTTCTAAAATTATTATTATTCAAAAAATATGGAAAGGATATTTTATAAGAAAATATATAACTATACCATTATCAGAATATCAAACTAAAAAATGGAGAATGAATAGAATTTGGTATAAAAATGGAAAACATAATGAATGTGAAATATATCAAAGAAATTTAATAGAAAAAATTACAAGTAATAAATGTAATAAAACAAATTTAAGATTAAATATTATTACAAAAGAATTAAAAGAAATTTCTCATCCATATAAAAATATAGATGGATTTAATTATACTGAAAATTTTGATGGATTTATAAATGTAAATAAAAATAAATTATATTTCAATCTAAAATTTATATGTGATTCGGGTGGAGCTCAAACAAGAAGTTTAATTTTAACTTATTATTTTATAAAAATACAAATTGATTATTTATTATTAAATAATAACAATAATATATATTTTATAAATATATTAGATGGTGATACTTCATATAAAGATATTAATAAATTTCATTATTTATTATCAGAATATAAAAAAATAAATAAATATATATTTGTTGGAGATTTATATAATTTTCAGAAATGGTATTTAAGAAATTTCATTTTCTAATAAATATTCTACGATATTATATACTAATTCAAATGATATTCTTTTTCTTGCAAAATTATTTTTACTTTCTCTATAATTTGATAAAAATAATGAATTGTATTTTAATCTATAATTATCTAAAAATATATTGAATTTTTCTACTAATTCTTTTTGTTTATCTATTAAAATTAGTGGTTCAATTATTAATGTAGCATAAGTTCTTGATGATTGATTTGTTGTTTCGTCAATATATATACTATTATCATCAACAATAGATAATCCTATTTTATTATTTATATTATCATCAATACATTTAACTAAAATATTAGTATTTTTTTTTGTAATATTTTTTTTTGTTAATCTTTCAATTTTATATTTATTTTTTAATTTTAAATTATAAATTTCGCCACCAATTAAATAATTATTATTTTTATTTAATGATGTTATTATTTTTATATTAGATGGATATATATAAATATCAATATCATTTTCAATTTGATTATTTTTATATTCAAATTGAAAAGAACATATAGTATATGATGTATCATCAAATACTTTTTCTTCAAATATATTTATTATTATAATATTATATATATTTAAAAATTCTTTTCTTAAAAAAATATCATTTTTTCTAATTGATGAAAAGAAATTCAATGGTATAATTATTATACCACCAATACAATTATTTTTTATTAATTCTTTAATAAAACATTTATATAAATCATTTACATCATATTTATCGTATAAATTTTTAATATCATTTTTGTTTCTTGCTAAATATGGTGGATTTGTTATAATAAATTTATTATTATAATTTGGTGGATTTAATATTGTATCTTTTATTAATATAAAATCTTTTTTAGGTTCTATATCATAACATTCAATATTATATTTACTTTTATCTTCTATAAAATTTAATAAATCACCATTACCGCAGAATGGTTCTATAATATTTTTTATATTATCAGGAATATACATATTTTGTAATATTTTTTTATAATGTGTTGTATAAAATTGACCTAATTGTTTTTTATCCATAATAATAATTATTTATAAAAAAATAATCATTTTTTTAAATGATTATAAATATGTATTAATTACTAAATAAATAATTAAAAAATGATAATGTAATATTTAAAAAATAATATAAGATGCAATATTCAAATAATAAGGTTTTTAATTATCGCGAAGAAGAATTATTAACAGATGAAGAACTTCTTTTTCTTGTAAAATATATGAAAGATCATTATAAAATGACACAAACAGAAACAATAGAAGAAATTTTTAATAATTATTGAAAAATAATATTATAAATACCAAAAATATTTAATATTTTTGGTATTTATAAATTAAATATCTAAATTATAATACCTGAATCTTGCATAATATTTATTTTTTCCTCAGTAATTATAAAATTATCAGAAGATAATAATATGGATATTTTTGAAATAATATTCCACATTTCAATATCAGACATTCCAGTATTTTGCATTTTATTGATATTATAATCAATAACATTATGAATTTGTTCATCAGTAATAAATGGCATTTTATATTTATTATAATTATAAACATAAATCATTTTTTATATTTATAATTTATTTTTTATACAAATAAAAAAATACTTATCTAAAAAACCAAAAGTTTTAGTTTTGGTTTTTTTTATTTTTAATTTTTTTTAATAGCAAGTTGTCGTAATGCCATAGTGATCGTTATAGATAAACGACAACTCGATATAATCTTCCATTTTTATTTCATCGTCGATTTCTTCATCAATATCCATTACTTCAAACATAATTTCTTCGTCTTCGTAAATTTCGCCACCAATGATAAACATTTTTATCTATAACAAAAATATTTATTATCATAATTAATCATTTTTTTGAAAAAAACTGAAATATTTATACAAATTTATATTATATTTTTTATTCTATCAATAGTTTTATTTTTATTCCATACTAAATTATATTTATTTTTTATATTATCAAATACTTTTTGTAAAATATCTAATAAAGAAATATAATCATTGCTTTCTAAAATTCTATTTATTATTGATAAACATTCATTTTTTTGTATTGAATTAAGCATTGGTAAATTTTCATAAACAATATTAAAATTATACATTTGAGATATTTCTCCATAAATTTTTAATCTAAAATTTTGATTTGTTTTCCATTTAATATAAATTATAATTTTATCTATAATAATTTTACAATCATATTCAGGAATCCATTTTTTTTCATTGTTAATTAAAATATCATTACATTTACTATCAATATAATCTATAAAATTATTAATATTTATATTACAATATAATGAAACTAAATAATAAGTTTTATTTTTGCAAAATTCAGAATTTTTCCATTTTATATTCATCTCTCCATTTTCTATTTTTGGAATAGAATACATTTCAATATATTCTTCAATTGTATTTTTCAAAACTCTATTTGGTATTATATCATTTAATTCTAATGGTTTAAAATTTAATGGTGATTTTTTATTTATTCTAATATATTCTACTATTTCATTATATTCATAACTATCTCCATATAAATCAAGAAAAGGATTTTCCATAATTTCACGAGATAAAGGACATATAAATGTATATGGTATAAAATTATCCATTTTTATTTTAAATATTTATTTAATTAAATAATTATCATTTTTTATATATAAAAACAAAAAATATTTTTTTTATTTTTATATATTAAATTTTTAATATTTAATTAATTCTAATAATTTCATTTGTAATACTATCTCTAATAAAATCATTTTCTTCTAATACAACAACACCATTATTATAATCTACTTTATTAGATAAATCATTAATTACATTATTACTATTTAAATAAGAATGACGAATATTTATATCAATAACATTATTTTCTCCTAATGTAACAACAGGAGTGTTATTTAAATAAACAATATGACCATTTGATAATACTAAATTATAAACTAATTCAATTTTAATATTTTTAGGTTTTACAACATTAATAGGATATACCCATTTATTATTATAAATTACAGGATGATAAGGTGTAATAAGCATTTCATTAATATTACACATTTGAATATGTTCTTTATTAATTTTCGTAATAATAATACATTCAATTTTTGCTTTTAGATTATTAATACTTAAAACTTCATCGCCTTTAGTTAAATTTTTAACTTTTTTATATGTATTATTATACATTTTAATATCACTATTACCATCAAAACATCCACCAGATTGATTATAAAATGCTGTCATATTTACTGATTGTCTGACTGCTCCAGTATATCTATTTTTTCTAACAGGTGGAGGAATAGATAAGAAAATAACTTCTCCTTCATCGCGTAATTTTGAAAATAATTTATTAGCATAATTTTGTAATCCATTATCTTTGAAGTTTAAGCAAATTTGCATATTATAAGATCTTAATAAGGATAATAAATAATGTAATCCCCATGTATTAATATATTCTTTACTAAAAGCAACACTAATTTGACCATCATTTAAATAATCATTAAGATAATTTGTAATATATTCTTTATCAATATCAGTGATTTTACTTTTAATATTTAAATATAAATCTTCTAAAATACTTTTATAGTTATTGCCACCATTTTCAATTAAATTAGAAATAGTATTAATAATATCATATCTAATAATTGTTTTTATAGGTACATCATTACTAATAATATTAGGAATATCAAAGGTTTTATCATTACATTTTAGTAGAATATTTTTAACATTATTACTTTTTAATTTAATTAATAATTCTCTATCTTGTTCCAATAAAACTGCTCCAGTATTTTCATATTGAATTTCATCATTATCATAAACAATTTCAATATTAATATTTGAAAAGATAGTTGTTAATACTGATGAAATATAATTAATAAAGCAAGTTCCAACCATAGAAGCATCAGGAATAAATCCATATACTCCATTTCCATAGTCTGAAATTTCTCTTAATAATTTAGAATCTACACAATCACTAAACCCGAATGTATTTAAATTATAAGATTTTAATTTTAATGTTGATACATATCTTTTAAATGTATTTACAATACCAGCAGGAGGATTTACATTTGATACACCATCAGTTAGTAAAATAATACTATTATTGTTATTATTATCAATAGAATTTAATAAATTAATACTTTTTGATAAACCATCATAAATATTAGTTGTTCCTTCTGTCATTAATGAATTAATAATATCACTTGCTTTTTTTTTATTATCAGCAGTCATATAAATATTATTTTGTAAAATTTTAGCATCTGTTGAAAAAGTAATAATTCCAAATGTATCATTTTCATCTAATAAATTAATAGTTGTTAGACATACATGTTTTAATAAATCTAAACGAGATAATTGGTCATTCTCTTTCATATTTTTAGAAGCATTTTCATTCATAGAACCACTAACATCTAATACAGCAATAATATTAGATGGTTGTCTTTTAATTTCAAAATCATTTTTAATTTTAATATATAATTGATTATTGCTAATATTAGTATATAATTGCGTCATTTAATATAAAATTTTTAAAATAAAAAATCATTTTTTATTTTTAACTCTAAATCTAAAAAATATTTTTAGTATTTATAAATATTTTATACAATATGTAGGTATATTTTTTTTTCCTTTTAATGCCATTTTTTTAGCTTTTAAAGATAAAGATGGTGTTTCTTCATCAATTAAATCATAATAATGATTGCGATCCATATGACCATAATTTTCTTTAATTTCTGATTTGAAATTATCAATTAATTTACTTAGAATAGATCTATAAAATGTATTTTTGAAAAAATAATCCATTTCTTGCATTGTTTCAATAATAAAATCTAAATCATTTCTTTCGCCATTAATATATTGATTACATAAAACAGAATCATATCTAAGTAATAATTTTTGTTCATTCAATCTATCAGTAAGAATATTCATTCGTAAATTTATAGTATTTTCTTTTTCTTTTTTTTTAGATTCTATATATTTTTTATTTTTGTTTAATTTATTTTGTTTAAAAATATTAAAATTTTTCATACCATTATATTTAATTAATGAATATTCGAGAATTTCATTATTATCAAATAATCTAATATTTTTTTTATATATATTATGAGTTTTGTTATAAACATTAAAATTTAATAAATCTTTATCATTTAAATACCATATTTTTTTAACATCAGTAGCAGTAATTAATTTAATTTTTTTTAAACAATTAAAACATTTACCAAAAGCAATAATATTATTATTACAACATGTATTATTATCATAATCTTTTTTTATAAATTTATATTTATTCCAATTATTATTTTTATTAATAAAATTATTTAATTCTTTACAAACAAAATTGCATTTATAAATAACCAAAACATCAATAACATCATAATTTTCTATTATAATAGATAATATATCTAATATAGACGACATAATAATATTACAATATTATATTTATATATGATTTTTTTTATATATATTATTAAAGCATTCATCACTACAATAATCAGTAAATTTATTTAAAGTTTTAAATTTTTTTAAACAATTAGCACATTTTATATAATAAAATCCATTTTTTTTTAAACGCGATATTTTATAACATGAATATGAACAATATTTATTATGATAAATATTTTTAATAATATTTATATTATTATTACATATTTTACATTTTTCATCTATAATATCAAGAATATCATTTTCATCTTTTTTAATATTTTTAGTTTCATTATATTCATTAGATGAAATAGAAGCGAAATTTATATCTAATACAAATGATTGTGATAATTTTAATATATTTTTCTTTTTATCGCAAGGATAAAATTTTAATTTATTCAAAAAAGTATCAGAATTTATATATTTTAATTTTTTAATTTGAATATCTAAATTTGATAATGATTTTGAATGTATTAATATATTTTTTTTAAATTCAAAATTATTTTTAAAATTAGATATAAATTGTGCATCTATATCATCCATATGTAAAATTTCCATATATTTTATATATAATGATAAATTTTTATATAAAATATTCATTTTTTTATTTGATTTTATATAATTATAAATAATTTTGTCTAATTTTTTTTTCGGTTGGTGTAATATTTATTTTTATAAATAAATGATTATTTTATTTATTAATATTAGAACTTAATGAATTCAAAAACATCATTACATGATGTATATTCTTCTATTCTTGATAGTCTTAATCCTCAAGATTTAAAAACAGTTGTAAATAGAATAAAAACAACATCTAAATCATTTAAAAATACTATTTTAGGAGATGATAATCTAAATAGAATGTTATCATGTAATTATTTTAATTATAATGGTAAATATCTTATAACAGATGCTATAATTTTAAAAAAAACTAAAGCAGGAAAAGTTATTTTTAATGGAATGAACTTAAATGAAATTATAGATTTTATTTTAAATGAAGGTTATTTATTATATTTTAATAATCCAAAAAGAGGAAAATTATATATAGCTAATATAAAATTTAAAAATGGAGTATTTTTCTTTAATTGTACTAATTTAACTAATCCAAAATATAATTCAGGTGATTGGTATGCTTATTGTACATGTATATTAGAATTTAAAAATTCAAAACCTATAATAAAATTAATAAAAACATTACCTCATATAAATAAAACAGAAAAATTGGAAGATATTATAAATGATGATAGTGATGATGAAAGAAGTAATAATGCAAGACATGAAGCAATATATTATCAAAATTTTCCATCTGGTCTTTTTACATATATAATTAAAGATGAAGAAATATCATCTCAACCTAATTTTGAATTTATATTTGAAAAATTAGAAAAAGACGAAGGTGTATTAATAACAGTTATGTATACAGAAAAATAAATATTTATAAAAAATTATTTTGTTAGATATTTTAATTTATCAATTTCAATATCGTGTTTTTGTTTATTATTATAAATTTTTGTTAAATCATTAACTCTAATTTCTTCAAAAATATTTATTTCTTTTATATCATTATTATATTCAACTATCTTACTATATAAATTTTCAAAAAGTTCATCAGTAAAAATATTATTAATTTCAAAAAATATTATTAATTGTTTTTGTTTATTATATAAATTTTTATAATTAAATAATACTTCTTGCATTTTTTTAAGATTTTCCATTTTTATACTGTAATTTTTGAATTTAATAATACTACTTAATATTGTCAATAATGTTCCAAGAAATAATGATAATATATTTAATATTAATGATAATACTTGTGATGATATATTAATATCTTTGTTACTATCAATATAATTAACAAATGTTAATCGTAATGCTTCATTAAATGTAATAATAGTTGATAATATTAATACAAATAATGATATAGTATTATATTTATAATATAAATTATCATATTTTGATGTTATTATAAATAAATAATTATTTATTTTTAATTTTGATTCTTTTATAAACAATAATAACTTATCTTTTTTAACATAAATTAAATTACAACTATTATTAAATGAATTACTTTTTCTAAAACTAATATTACAATCATTATATTTATAAAACGGTTTTATCACAATTTCTTCTAATGATAAACTTTTTGGATGTTCTTCATCTATTCTTAAATTATTAGAATTACTAATATATATTACATTTTCCATTTATTTAATGATTTTTTTTTATTTTTTTTTTTAATTTTTATAATATCATTAATGCTTATATTTTCAAATATATTAATATCTATAATTTCATTATTATATTCAATAATTTTATTATATAATTTATCAAAATTTTTATTATCTAATATACCATTTATTTCAAAAAATAATAATAATTGTTTTTGTTTATTATATGATAATTTATAATCAAATAAAATATGTTGAATATCTTTTAATTTACTCATAATAATGCTATAATTTCTAAATTTTATAATACTGCTTAAAATAGTTAATAAAGTGCTTATAAGTAAAGATGTTATATTTGTTATAAAAACAAAATGATTTTTATTTATATTATCAATATAATATAAAATAAACAATTGAAAAGATTGAATAAACGTTACTAATGTAGAAAATATTAATATAGTCAATGATATATTATTATATTTATTATAATATATATCATATTTATATGAAATTATATATAAATTATTATTTATTTTTCTAAGCGATAAATCAATAAATTCTATCAATTTATCTCTTTTAGTTAATATTTCATTATTATTGTTTAGGATATAATCAAAAGTGTATATATCACTTATAGTCCTATCCATTTTATCTATATTATTATTAAGATAATATGGAAAAACAGTATATTTTTATATTAGACTTAGATGGGACTATAATAGGAGATTGTACATATTTATGTGAATTATATAATTTAGGAAATATATTAAAAAAAAATAATTTTTGTAAAAATATTCTACAAAAAGCATATAATAGCGAAAAATCAAAATTAATCAGACCATATTTTTTATATTTTTATAAGAAAATAATAAATATTTTTCCTAATAGTAAATTTTATATATATACAGCATCATGTAAAAAATGGGCGTATAAAGAAATAAGTTTAATAGAAAAACAAAATAATATAAAATTTAATAGACCTATATTTACAAGAGATGATTGTATACAAAAAAATAATGGAGAAAGGAAAAAATCTATTAATAAAATATTAAAAAACAAATATAAAAATGAAGAAATAGTAATAATAGATAATAATAATAATTATATAGATAATAATGAAAAAATAATTAAATGTCCAACATATGATTATCAATTATTTTATAATTTATGGGATTATATACCTAATCAAATAAATTCAAAAGAATTAAAAACATATATAAAATTTTTAATAAATAATAAACTATTATCACCTTATAATAATAACAGTAATAATTTAAAAATAAAAATAAAAGCATATAAATGGTTATATAATAAATGTAAAAGTATAAATAAAGAAAAGGATGATTTTTGGAAAAAAATAACAAAAATAATTATAAAAAATGATGTTAAAAATTTTGATAAAAATACAATTAAACAAATAAACTCTTTTTTTATCTAATGGCAATAATTTTTATTATAATTATAAAATATCCAATAAAAAGGACCAAATAAAATTGCCAATAAAAGTCCTATAATTTTATCAAAAACACTACCATTATAACCAAAACAAACTAAAGACATAATAAAAGCAGCAACACCAGCTACTACCCAAAGAATAGCAATTGCTATTATAGCACAAGCAAATATAACACCTATAAATTCAGACATTTCTATTATTATATTTCAAAATAATATATTATCATTAGATAAGAATCGCATATATCATCTTTTTTAGAAATACTATTATAATAATTTAATATATTATCATCTTTATATTTATTTTCTAACAACCATTTTGTAAATAAAACAGAATCAATTTTATTTTGTTTATATTTATCATTTTTGATTATTTCATTATTTACAAATAAATCTTTATATTTATTAATTAAATTTAACTTATGTTTAGCAGATAAATAAATAGTTTGTATATCAATATTTTCATATCTACAAATTAATTTATAATAAGTATTTATAGCAGTTTGAATTGATTTCATAGAAGATGTTATTTGATTTTCAATTAAAACTATTAAAGGATAATTAAAATCTATTTTACTTGTTATATCTTCTAATAAATCTATAATAGCATCAACAATATCTTGATTATTTTTTTTATTACAATTTAAATTTATTTTTTGTATTTCTTTAAAATTAATATTATTATCTTCAATAACTGCAATACAATATGCAAAATTTACAATTCCTATATCAAATGATATTATTTGTTTTATCATTTATTATTGATTATATAAAAAAATGATTATAATTTTAAATATAAATTATATGTCATATTTAGAAAAAGAACCTATTGATAATCTAAAAAAATCTATAAGTATTATTGAAAATAAATTAAATAAAATTGAAAATTATATTGAAAATAATAAAAAAATTAAAATTGTATTTAATTTATTTGTTATTTATATTATTATTTATTTCTATAATTATAAATATCAAAAAAGTTTAATTGTTTACGCCGTTGAAGATTTAAAATTTATCATTTTTTATAAGTCTATATGGATTATACAAACTTAAATAATCAATTGATAAACGATAATTATTATTATATTTATGGTCATCTGCATCAAATGTATATTCATTATTTATAATAAATTCATTATATATATTTTTTGCTATTTTTGTAAAATCAAATTTAGCATCAATACAATAAAGATTTTGTATATCTTCACCACCGTCAAGTTCAATACATATTGGAATATTTTCTAAATATTTTGTTAATTCATCTAATTTCTTATTATTATCGCTTATAACTCTATAAATATTTACTATCATTATAAATAAATAATAAAATAATTTTTTATATAAAAATAAATAAATATTATATATTTAATGAGCACTATATATTTACCCGAATGGTATGGAAGACTTGGTAATAATATTATACAGTTATTAAATGTTATAACTTATGGATTACAAAATAATTACGAAATTGTAAGATTTCCTAACCATTATGCATTTAATACAACAGAAATTGTATTAAATAAATCAACAAATATTTTAGATCCAATTAGAACTTATATTGCAATAGATGAAAGTTGTTTTTATTTTATGATTATGAATAATAAATTATCATATACAATAAATATAAAAGAATTATTTAATAAATATATTAAAAAAATATTTAACAATATTAAATATGATTTAGATATAAATTATGATTTAACAATTTATTTTAGAAGTGGTGATATATTTGAAGGTAAAATGAATGATGATTATATTCAACCATCATTAAGTTTTTATCAAGAAACAATAAAAAATAAAGCAAATATTTTATTAGTATCTGAAAATTTAAATAATCCTATTTTAAAATTATTTTCATATAAATATTTATGGAATCAAAATAATATTTTTGATGATTTGAATTTATTAATAAATTCAAAAGAAATTGTTATTGGTAATAGTGTATTTTGTTTATTAGTTTTATTATTAAGTGATAAAAATGAAAAAATTTATATTGCAGATTATATTTATAATAAATTTAAAAATATATGGAAAATTGATTTAAATGAATTATTAAACAATAATCAAGAAATTATTATTATAAAAACAAAAGAAAATTATGAAAATGAAGGGAAACAAAAAATAAAATATGAAAATTCAATAGGATTTATGATTGATTAAGTTCGTGTTCATAACATAAATTATGAATATATAATTGTTCTGTTCTACCAACTCTCTGTGCTCTACCTACTGCTTGTTGTTTATCAATACCCATTGAATGAAATATTATAACATCTGTTGCAAAATTAATATCAATACCACTTCCTGCATATTGTGTATTTAATAATATAACACTAATATCACCGTTTTTAAATTTATTTAAAGTATTCATCATTTGAGATGTATTACCTTTTAAAAAATCATATTTAACACCTATTTGATTCATTTTAATTATTATTTTTTCAAATCCTGATTCTATTCTACTAAATACTAAAAATTTACCATTTGGTTTATCTTTTATAATATCTATAAAAGTATCTTCTTTACTTTTTAGATTTTCATTTTGTTCTTCATTATTTTTTTTATTATTTATAGAAATAATTTTAGAAGGACTAATAATTTTTCTACAATTTGGACAATTTTTATTAAATCTTAACCAATTTATTAAACAAGAACCACAATAAATATGTGTACAATCTAATATAATTGGATTATTATAAAAATCTAAACATATAGAGCAAGTTTTTTTTGTTAATTCAGTTATTCTTTCTTTTAAATCTTTAATTTTTTCTTTTTGAGTATCTATTTCTATATTTATATTTTTTAATCTTAAATTTTTATTTTCTATTGGAATATCTAAATCTTCTAAATATCTTTTTTCTATTTCTTTATTTGATAATTCTCTATTTAATTCTTTACAAACTAATTCAACTATATTATCTTCATTATCATTTTTACCACCTAATTCTCTAATAGCACCATCTATATCATTAACATTAATTTTTTCAAGTATAGAAGGGCTTATAAAAGTTTTAATAGCAGATATATTAACATTTAATTTACAAGTATAATATTTTTCAATAGGAATAGGAACTTTAAAACTATTTTTTATAAAATTTTTTTCATTTTTAATTAAAATAAAATTTAAATATTCGTCAATAACATAATCTCTTAAAATATATCCCATTGTATTACAACTTATATTTGTTAATCTTCTTGGTATTTCAGTATAAGTAGCACTTATTAACCATAAATAATGGTATTTCATATATGGTATTTTATTTATAATATCATGTGCTTCATCAATCATAATTCTTTTCCAATTTTTAACATTAGATCCATAATAATCTATTAAAATTTTTAAAGTTGTATTTTTAATTAAAACAATATCATAAGAATTTAAAAAATCAACAATTTCTTCTGTATTTTTAGGTAAAAAATTTTTAATAAATTTTAAATTATCAATAGCAATACATTTTAAATTTGTATTTCTTGTAATAGTATTCTCCCATTGAACATATACTGGACCTCTTGGAACTACAATTAAAGTGCTATTAATAATATTATTAAAAGAATTCAAAACATAATTATTATATTTAATACTAAAATAACTATAAACAATTGAACTATTAAAACTTTTAATACAAATATCATTTATATGAATATTATCTAATTTATTTGCTGATATAATTGATAATGCTAATAATGTTTTTCCATATCCTACAATATCACCAATAATTCCAACATTTGTAGATATTGTAATATTACTATTATTATATAATTCATTATTTTTAATATTATAATTTAAAACACCTTTTTTTTCCATTTCTACTGCTTTATATAAAGCAGTTAATTGATGAGCTTTTAATGGTATATTTATATTATTAGGTTGAGAAGCTCTATAAGATTTTTCGGATAATTCTAAATCATAAATATCCATGAAATTATTCTATATTACAAATATATTATAGAATATCTTTATATAATATAAAAATATATAAGAAATATTCTATAAATATTAAGAGATATGAGTGATAGAAAAAAAGTAGTTATTGCAATACCTGGAGATTCATTTTCTTCTAAATTTCTTTTATCATGGACAAGCACTTTAAATACACTATGGGAATCAGGTAAATGGGATGTTATTGTAGCACCAGGCATTAGTTCATTTGTTCCATTTGCAAGAATGCAAACACTTGGATTAGATGTTTTAAGAGGTATTCAACAAAAACCATTTGACGGAACTGAATTTGATTATTGGATTACTATTGATAGTGATATAATTTTTACACCACAACAAGTATTAGATTTATTAGAATCATTAGAAAGTAATCCAGTTGTTAGTGGAATGTATAGAATGTCTAATTTAACAAATTATGCAATTGTAAAAGAATGGAACACTGATTTTTTCCAAAAAAAAGGATTTTTTGAATTTTTAACTCCAGAATTTATAGAACAATGGAAAAAAGATAAAAATGAAAAATATATGCAAGTTAGTTATACTGGAATGGGATTTATGGGTTTAAGATCAGAAGTTTTAAAAAAAATGAAATACCCATATTTTAATGGAGATTTAGAAGAAATTATTACAGATGATGGTAAAATATTAAGAGATATGTGCTCGGAAGATGTAAATTTTTGTAAAAATATACATAATGCAGGGTTTAATATTGTTGTAAATACTGATTTAAGAGTTGGACATAATAAATCAATTGTAATCTAAAAAAATATCTATAATATAGAATTTTCATTATGTAAATAATTGAAGCAATTTATTTTTATTTTTATTATTTTCTAAAAATACCATTTTTTAGAATTTTTATCCCATCTTTCACCTAATGATTTTGCTTCTTCTTTATTGGTATATGGAACATTTAAATATATTTTTTTAATATTATTTACATGCGGAACATTTAATAATAAAGAATCAATATTATCTGTTATTAATAATTTTGTTAATATATCATAATTATTATTTGTTATTGATGATGTTGCTAATAAATCAGCATTATAATTACCTATTGAATGAATATCTTCTTTATTAGTATGTGCCATAATATGTTGAAAATGAATATTAGGATTATTTGATATAATATCAAATAATTCTTTAATTAATTCTAAATTAGGTATAATTTTATCACCTTTAATTTTCCAGTTGCTTTTATATAATTTACTACCATAACTTGTGCAACATTTAATAGCATATTCTGAATCTGTTATAATATAAATATTTATTTTTTCTTTAATTTCTTTTTTTAAAATTTTTAATGCTTCTAAAATAGCTTTTAATTCTGCTGTATTATTAGTTTGTTTTCCTTCAATTCTTTTACTAACATTTCTTGGATCATCATTACCAAAATAAATACCAATACCTGCTTTAGCATTTTTTTTCCCATTATTTATACATCCACCATCTGTATAAACATAAATATCTGTCATTATATATAAATATAATATTATATTTATATAAATGAACTCTATAAATAATATTGATGAATGGAATGTTGCATTAGAAAATGATAAAATACTAATAAATTTTGGTGCTAAATGGTGTAATCCTTGTAAAAAATTAAAACCTGAATTAGAAAAAATATCATTAGAAAAAAAATACGAAAATTTTAAATTTTACAAAATAGATATTGACGATTTTGATGAAATTTCATCAAAATTAAATATTACATCTATACCAACTACAATAATAATAAAAAATAAAAAAATTACAAATAGAATAACAGGAATAAACTTAAATGAAATTATAGAAAATATGATTTAATAATATTTTTTATTTTCTTTTACCACAACTTTTTCGACCACCACCAATAACTGATTGTTGTTGTTGATATTGAGGTTGAGGTTGTTGAATATAATTTTGTTGTTGTTTATTTGACGAGAAATATGATATTATTTTTACTATAATAACAATTATAACTAATATTATTATTATAAGAATTCCTAAATATATCCATTTTAAAAATTGCTGTTCGTTAGTTTTTTTATCTTTTTTTTTATTATCTTTTTCATCATCACTATCATCTTTAATATCTTTCATTGTTTTTTCGTATATTTTTCTATAATTGTCATTATTACTACTATTATAATTATCAAAATTTTCTTGGTTGTCGTCGTTTAAAAAATAATAGAAAGTATTCATCTACTAAATTAAAATAAAATAAATAATGATTTCATATAAATATAAAATTCATATATATTAAATAATGATAGTATATATTTGGAAAGTTAAAAGTGATGATAATAAGAAATTAGATGAATTAACAAAATATTTAGAAAATATTCCTAAATGTATGGAATTAGAAGGTGATGCAGATTTTAATATTGTAAATATTTATTGTGTTGATGCTAAAATTAATTTTATAAATATAGCAAAAAAAATATATAATGACTTCATAATAGATGAAGAATATATATTTGAAGTAGATGATCATAAATATAATAATAATTATCTTTTATCAATTAATTATTTAAGTTTAAGTATTCCATATAGACTTATAAAACAATTAGATTAATAATCATCAAAAATTTCTTTATTTTTGTATTGTAAATAATAATAAAATATTAATAATCAACTAAAATAAAATAAAATAAGTTAAATAGATAAATGAAACCATATAAATTAATTAAAGTTTTTAAATGGAATAATGAAAATGAAAATACTTTATATGTATTTAATGATACATATAAAGAAGGTATTTTTATAAATGAAATTATTTATGAAGATGATAATATAGAAGATGCTTTAAATAAAATAGCTTTATCTATACAAAATACAGAAAAAAAACTATTATTACCTTATTATGCTTGGACTAATTCTAAATCTTTATTGTTTGATATAGAAAAGAAATATTGGAAAGGATATAATATAAATCCTTTAAAATCTACTGATAGAAAAAGTTCTGAAATAAACGAACCTATAAACTATCTTTATAATACAACAGAGTTATTTGATTATAATACAATAAATATTATATTTAATAATGATAATGATATATTAAAAGATAATAAATATTATTTTATAAATAAAAAAATTGAACAATTGGACTATTATAAAAAAATAAATAAAAAAATGAAATTATTACAAGATTTAGATATTAAAAATGTTGAATTATTATCTTTAAATTATAATAAATATAATTTAAAAGGTAATATAAATAATTCTATATTATTGTCTGAAATATTTAATAATTTAAAAACAGATAATTTAATATCATTAGTGCAATGGATAAATGATTTTTCTAAAATTTTATATAAATTACATAAACAACATAAGATTTCTTTAGAACAATTAAATAACTGGACTAATATAGATAAAATAACAAAATTTAATTGTGTAAATATATATTCATTATTATCAAATAATGCATATTGTAAAATTACGATTGATTCAGAACAAAATATAGTATTTTCTTATTCAATAGATTTAAGATATAATATTATATGGGATGTATTAAATAAACATAAATCATTATTAATAAAAAAAATAGAAACAGCAACAAAAAAATCATTTAAATTAATTGAATATTCAATTAATTTAAACTTATATTTTTCTATTGATAATTCAAATACTACTTTATTAATTAAAAAAATAAGCGAATATATTGATATTTTTGAAATAATAAAAGTGAATAAAGATATTATAACTTGTATTTATAAAAGAACTTCTAATTATAATAAACAAAGCGGATTTAATATTGCAAATTATATTAAATTACGTTTAGAATTAGGTTTAACAGAAAATGAAATTTTAAATGAATTAGCGGAATTAAATATTGGTAAAGAAGATGGTATAAAATTAATAAAAGAACAAAAAGATATGCTTGATTTTATAACAGATGCAAAATTTTTCAATAAAGAAGAAGAAACATTTATAAATATTGAAAAATATAAAAATGGATTTTTAGCACATATTTATAATATACCAAATAAAAAAGAATTAGATTATCTTATATTTTGGTTAACAAGAATAATATCTTTATCAAAAAGTGTTAAAAAAATAGAAATTAAAAAGGAAATAAAAAAGAAAGAAAAAACACCATCTCCATCGCCATCACCACCTAAATCTTCGTCTTCTGAAGATTTGGGAAGATTAGATTATGATGATATTGATTTAGATGATATAAGAGGAGGAGTTGGTAAAAAACATAATTTTATAGATTTATTAAGAAAATCGGATAAAGATTTATTTGTAGATAATTATGCAAGAAATAAATGTCAAGCATCACAACAACCTGTTGTATTATCAAAAAAAGAATATCAAAATATAGTTGATAATAAAAATGATTTTTTTGATAATAAATTAGAATATGGAAGTTCAGAAACAGTAAGAAATATATATACTTGTCCGCGTTTATGGTGTCCTAAAAGTAGAATTCCATTAAATCCTGATGAAGAAAATCCAAAATGTCCTATTATAGATGAAGAACCAATAGAATTATTTTTTGATAAAGATAAAAATAAAAAAAGATATATAAATTTAATAAAACCAAATGAAAATGGTGTTTGTTTTCCTTGTTGTTTAAAAAAACCACAAAAAGAAAATGAATTATCTAAATGTAAATATTTTGATTTAGAAAAAAAAGAAGAAGATAAACCAGAGAAAAAACCATCATCTCCAGAAATAAAAGAAGAAAATTATTTAATAAATCAATCTGCTCCAGTAAAAATAGGAAGATATGGTGTTATACCTAAAATATTACACGATTTATTATTTCCAAAAGTTAATTTTGTTGTATGTTCTAAAACTTTAAATAAAACAAAATGTTTTGTTAGAAAAGGAATAAATCATAGAAATGATGATAAAAAAAATAAAAAATATATAACTAATGATAGTTTAATAAATTCTATATCACATGGACTAAATTTTGATTCTAAAAAAAAATTTATTAAAGATATTAAAAATAAATTAGATTTAATAACTTTTTTATCATTAGAAAATGGTGAGATATGTAAAACATTTATGGACGAATTACCCTTAATACCAGAAGATAATATATTATTACAAAAAGAAATGATAAAAAATATAGAAAAATTTGAAATAACAAAAAAAATATTTAATTTAGATAATATAAAATCTTATAATTTATCAAGATTATTAAATATTTATAAAAGTTATAATAAATTTATTGATTATTTAAGTTCTGATGATTTTCCTATAAATAAATCACAATATTTTTTTTATTCTTTATTAAGCATTATTTATGACACATTATTAATAATATGGGAAAAAGTAAATGAAGATATATTTATATCTTGTCCTTATTATACTTGTTTTGAAGATATAATAGCAAGTATGAATTTAAATCCAAATATATTAATGTTATTGAAAGATAAAAAATATTATGAACCAATTGAACTTAAAATACGAGGAGAGGATGGTGAAAAATTAATTAAGATGAATGATTATCCTAATATAAAAAAATTAATAAAACAATGCAGTATATTAAAAAAATCATTTGATAAAAATGATAAAATATATAATAATATATATTCATTAAATCAATGGACTAAAACAAAAATATTAAAAAATTCTAAAAAATTTATTGTAGATACTATAATTATAAATAATGATTTATCAATTGATAATTTAATGACTACTGGAAATATTTTATTAAAAATTGAAAAAATATCAATATCATTTCTTCCTTTATTAATAAAAATATTGAATATAAATAAAATTGTTTTTTATGATGATATTATAGATAAAAAGTTTAAAATACAAGTATTAATAAGTGATTTAAATTTATTTTCTGAAAAAATAAAAACATTAGATATTATTTTTGATATAGGTAAATTAGATAAAAAAAGTGATATAGAATTTTATACAATATTAACTATTTCTAATAAATTATTACCAAATAATATAATACATACAAGAATAAAAGATGATTTATATTATTCTTATAAAAAAATAAACAGAAACAGTGAATTATGGTTTAAAACACAGTTATATGTTTGTAATGTTATTATTAAAAATTTTCCAGAAAATAAAAAAATAAAAGAATTAATGAAATTATTTGAAAAAAATCCAAATAAAGATATGATTCAAATAATTTTAGAAGAAATACCCTTATATTCTATTAAACATGTAAAAAATTATATGAATGATATAATATATTATAATAAATATTATAAAAAAATTAATAATAATATCATTACAGAAGATAATAATGAATTTATTTTTTCACAAAATACATTATTAAATGGAATTCCTAATAAATTATTATTATATCATAAATCATTTCCTAATACTGAATTAGTAAATTATAAAACTGATGATTATCTTTTAATAGAAGATAATGAAATTGAACCAGTAATATTGCCAGATATTTTTATGGGTTTTTTTGAAAAATTAAAATCAAAATGGATTATGCATAAAAAAAGTAAATGGGTAAATATGGTAATTATCAAAAATGATAAATATGATGAAAATACTATACCAAAATTTTATAATTGGTTATCTGATTTATTATCAATAAAAACAGATTATAATGATGTTAAAAAAATAAGCAATATAAAATTATTTGAAATTTTAGAAAATGAAAGAGGTATGAAAGAAATTTTAGATGATCCTTCTTATTTTAATGCATGGAATAAAGAAATTAAAAAAAAATATAAAACAATACAACAGTTTTATGATAATTATTATACTATATCATCACCACTTGAACATAAAGAATATTTAAGAAATATAATAAAATCTGATAAATTATTTCCAAATGATATTCATTTATTATCTATATCGGAATTATTAAATGTATCAATATTAATAATTCATCGTGGTAAATACGGATTATCAGATAATAAAATGGTCAGAGGTGATATGGATGATTTAATTTTATCATCAACATTTTTCAAAAGTCCTGATAATATAGAAGAAAGACCTATAATTATATTTAGCAGAACTAATGATAATTTTAAATCAATATATTCTCTAATTATTGAAAATACAGATAATATAACTCAAAACTCTATATATATGAAATATAAAGAAGCACCGTTGAATATCAAATACCTTATTGATAAGCATATAGAAATTATAAATTAATTTGTAAAATCATCAATAAATGGATCCAATAATTTTTTTATTAGTTCATTATTTGGTTTTAATTTATATTTTTCTGCTAAAAATAATAATAATAATCCAATAGAATAATTATTAAAATATATTGAATATATTTTATTTATTTTTTTTCTTGATAAACCTGAATTTATTATTTCATCAAATTTTATTATTACTTTTTTAATAATTTTATCAAATTTTTTTAATTTATAAACCCAAATATTTTCAATTTTATATATTTTAGATATATACATTATATATCTACAAATATAAGAAGGTATTCCTAAAATATAAAATTTTAATGGATGATTAAATATTAAAGTTCCCATATATCTTATTGATTTTCTTGAAATTTCTCCCATATGTAATGATAATTCCCAATCAATCAATTTAAAATTATTATTGCATAATATTATATTATCTGCTTTTAAATCACCATGCAAATATTCATTTTTATTTAAAATATCTATTGATTCTATAATATCTTTTTCAAATTTATTATATAATTTTTGATCAAATTTCATCTTATCAATTGTTTTATCACATAATTCAAAAAAAATATAACAATAATTATTAATAATTAAACCATATACATCAATTCCTTCGTATGTAAATAATGATTTAAGAGTTGTATATTTTTCTATATATTCTTTTTTTTTAAATATTTTTTTTATTTTTAAATAACCTTTCATTTCATTATTGAAATAATAAGAACTTCTGTTGAAAAATATATAATCACCTTTAAAAAATTTTACTGCTAAATTTTTAGAATTTTTTATTTCTTCTAATATATTATTTTTAAAATAGTTATTAGATATTTTTATTTTAACAATATTATTATTTTTAAAACCAATTATATACACTAATTCAGTATTTATATCTTTTAATTCATTATATAATGTGTTTTTGTCTTTTTTAATATAATTAACATTCTTAACAAGACCTGTAAACCCTTCTCCAAGTATTTTTCCGCCTACATTCATAATTATTCTATAATTATTATATTTATAAAATAATTAAATCGCTGGTTATAAATATAAACCGAATTTTTATAAAAAAAATTTTTTTTTATTTTTTTTCTTTTTTTTACGCATTTTGCGTTTTTTATGCGTTTTTTATGATAAGGAAACGCATATAAGAAATTAAATATATATACCATTTATAGAATGGAAGATAATTATTTTTGCTGTGCGTTATGTAATTATAAAACAAAAAGAAAATTTGATTTAAAACGACACCATAATGCTCTACATATTAAAAATGCGTTAAAAGAAAATAATAAAATTAAAGTAGCTGAAAATGAAGTTATTGTAGGGGAAAATAAAGTTAATGTAGGGGGAAATAAAGTTAATGTAGGGGGAAATGAAAAAAATGTAGGGGAAAATGAAAAAAATGTATTTTATTGTAAAAAATGTAATAAAGAATATAAAACAAAAAAATATTTATTAAATCATGAAGAAAAATGTATAGGAATAAATATTTTAACATGTCCAAAATGCATGAAAACTTTTAGTTCAAGACAAAATAAATATGATCATATAAAAAGAAATAATTGTAAAGCTAAAAGTATTATTCATGCTACTAAACCTGATATTATGATTAATTGCAATAATACAACTAATAATATTAATAATACTATAAATAATAATATTAATAATACTATTATTAATAATTATGGTTCTGAAAGAACTGATTATATTACTTTTGATGATATGATTAAAATTATAAGATTAGGATTTAATACTACTATTCCTAAATATATTGAATTAAAACATTTTAATAAAGATTTTCCCGAAAACCATAATATTAAATATGAAAAAAACAATGATTGTTATATAAAAAAAAATGGTGAATGGAAAATAACTAATATAGATTATTTATCAAAAAAATTATTAAATACAAATTATCATGAAATAAATC